TGTCGAAAGGAAGGGCGTTCATATTATTGATGCCCTCTGCGCCATGTTTTCTGTCACTATCTTCTACCCACGCGTCACGCTCAATACTAAACTGAATATGGAATTTGCCCACATGGCCTTGTGGTATAGGGTATAGGCGGAGTTTATTGTTGTGTAATTCATATGAATAGTGCGAGAGTCTCGTCCATATATGATCTTCATATGCCATGGCCTGAAGCTTATTGTGCCACGCTGGGATCAACTCAAATGTTGTATCGTCGGCATACTGGCCATAGTAGTTCAGATTCCCAACAACATTAAGGCCGCCGTAATAGCCATAGAATCGCCACATTGAGCCCGGAGTTTTATAAAAGACTCTTTCTACTCTAATCTTCTTGCTGCCGATTTGCCCAGCATAGGGTACGGCTTCGCCTGTCGCATCATCTTTATTGTTTACAGAAGATCTGGAAACTATTGTTTGTAAATCATAATCTTGTACTCCGCCCGTTACTGTAAAGGAAGCAGAATACATCGTAACATTTCCGCCAACCGCGGCTTCTCTAGAGAGGCCGTCACTTACTCTTTTGGCATACTTAAACTCATAACGAGGATATGATAGGTTGACCGCAGTGCCACTGGCATCTCCTCCAGTCATTTGGCCGTTGTGATCAAATGTTCCCGTAGACATACCAAGAAGATCAGAAAGAACATTCTTCGCCTGATGTATGTTAATCTGATAGGAGTATTCTAGCACTGCTTCTTCGTAGGCTGAATATACATTTCCAACTGTAAGTTCTATGTCTAATACATCTCCACCAAGCTTTTTATAAGTATATGCTACCTGATCAGAGGAACCACTAATAAAATTAGTATCATACAGGGGTGAGCTAGTATCAACATACATACCCAAAGCATAGTTGCTGGCTAGTCCTGCGCCGCCGGCGTCAGTGGCGCTAACGGATCCAGTAGATGTTAATATAACACTAACGGACGCGGCGCTAGCAGGTGGCGATAGTGATGGGTTTGGCATTCACAGAGTTCTCCTTACTTCTATTCAGTAGTAAGTAGTTGACTACTCTTTCTTTTTTCGACCGAAAGCTTTCTTCGGAGCGACTGTCGTCTCAGCAGGAGCCTTTTTGGCAGGCGCTGCCTTCTTAACAGGCGCTGCCTTCTTAACAGGCGCTGCCTTCTTAACAGGCGCTGCCTTTTCGGCTACGGTTGCAGCCTGTGCTGCTTTAATTTTCAAAAGTCTTCTTTTTCTTGGGTTCATTATAAACTCCTCCTTGTTCTCAATAAATAGTCTATCGGCCCTTTAACTCACCAATAAAAAAGCCCCACCTTCCGAAGAAGGCAGGGCATAGTCTTTAGAAAGACTGATTAGCTATTATGCGCCAGACTCACCGAGTAGACCACGGACGATAACAATGCCGTACATATCAGGTCGCACCATCTGTTTGGCGTACCGAGTCATCACGCCCTTGCGAGGCACGAAGTCTTCGACACCAAAGATGGTGGGAGTGACTTGCAGAGGCACATAAGGAGCGTAGACATATCCACTTTCGAGGAATGATCCACCCTTACGGCCGACGAGGACCACATTTCGTGGGAAGTAGGGGTCAACATAGACATCCCACTTCTTGCTCATTGAGCCAACCTTGACAGCACCGACAGTGCCGCGGTCATCATCACCAGTTACGCTTGCGCGGAAACCAGCAGTGAACTCAAGGATGTTTGCAACTTCAGGTCCAACGACGATGAAGTTAGCGCCACCGCGAAGAGTCTTACGATGAATCTGAGCAGAGACATCATTGATAGTCTCAGCAAGAGTCTCGTACCACTCAGACACAGTACCGGTGAAGTCAGGGGCTTTTGCGCCAGCACCGACTTCAGCACCAGTATCGCGCTTCACGAACATACCTGGGGAGCGTGACCAGTAGTATGTACCGGCAGTAGCACCCTTGACAAGATCCTCAAGGATCTCGCGGTCGATCTCCAGAGCAATTTGCTCTGAAAGAATGCTTGTCAACTCAACTTCAGCGTCGAGGTTGTGGTAAGCATTCAGATCCTGACCGAGTTCAGGAGTCCACTTAGCTTTCAGCTTCTTGGTGACTGCAGTGACGGCTACAGAGTCGACACTGATGTCAATCTCAGGAATAGCAGTCTCATTCTCAAGTCCCCAGTCGGTAGTACCAACAACAGAACCTGGGTTTCCATTTCCTGTTATAAAGTTGTCGACTGCGGCGAATGTGTATGCCAGTTCGCCAGCTGCTACGATATCATTCGTTGCATTGGCCAAGTCGCCACCCGTAGCAAAGACAAGAACATTAGCGGTTGCAGAACCGCTGTATTGAGTCAATCGACGAATCTGGGTGAGGCCGGATGCGAAAGTACCATTTGCATTAGAAGATGATACTGTGAGAGACACAAGATTGTCCTGATTGAGGCTGAGGCCCGTACCAGTCAGCTTGGATACCGGCAGTGATGCAACATGCACAATCGTCGAACCCGAAACAAAGTCGGGATCGAAACGACAGAGCTTGTCAAGAGTACCGCCCGCTCCGAAAGTACCAGATGTGACCTGAGTTGCAGTCACGGCAGCTGCGCCAGTTGGAGAGGAATAACCATTGTTAAGGTTATAGAAGCTCTCTTCACCGATGGTGATACCACCGGTCATCTGAGAACCTACAACCCCACCACCGTATAGAGAATCAGCGGCTTCAGTGCCGAGACGCTCAGAATTGTGTTGGAAATCCATGAAGAAAATGAGGCCAGATGGCAAACTCATTGGTTGAACACTAACAATATCGTTAGCGAGAAGTCCACCGAATACACGACGAACAAGTGGGAAAGCAACAGAAGCGAAGCCCTCCACATCACCACCAGCCATGGTTGAAGCTTCTTTCAGAAGCTGTGATGCTTGGTTTTCGAGAAGACGAGCCATGCCTTGACGATTGACATCATTGCTGATGCCTTCGAGAAGACCGGTCTTTTCCCATTTGTTTAGAAGGGCATCGCCCTCCTTCCGAAGATCGCGACCAACGATTCCTTCGGTCAATTTATTTAAAATCGACATTTTATAATACCTCCTAAGTATTTTTTACTTTTTAATTCCTGCCAATGCTTGGAAACGATCTTTCACAAGGCTTTCGCGCTGAGAATTCTCCCTTCTTCGTCTTGGCATGTTCATTGAAGGTCTTTTGATTGCTTCGTTCAGTGATTTCGGAGTCGATTTAGACGACCCTCCCACTGTACTTTGAAGTGTCTCATATATGACCTTCGCTTCCTCTATCGTGTCTGCACTTTGAATAGATTCGACAATTCTATTTTTTTGTCGCTCATTCAGGGAGGTACTCTTCAATGTCCGATTTGTATAGAGTAATTTTGCGTTGGAAAGATTAGTTTCTTCAAACTGCTCTCTCATCAACATAAATGTTTGTTTAAGCTTTTCGCTGGACTCTGCAAGTGTTTGCAGGTTTTCTTTCAGATCTTTAATCTGAGCGTCTCTGGCTCCAATAGCTTTCTTGGCTTCTGCCAATTGCAATCCTGTTCGCAATGCAAAAGCTTCTTCTGCGGGCGTCATATCCTCTCTTGATGGGTTCTGCGCAATCTCAGCAACATGATCATCAGCATCTTTTTTTCTTTCTGGCACCGGTGTTGCAGCGTTGTCTTGACTAGACAGTGAATCGATAAGGTCAACTTTCACAGCTTCTCTCACCATTTTCTCTAGTTCATACATGAGAGAATCGTCATTCTGATCGGCGTCGGGTGGCAGATCATCAGAATATTCTTCCTGCTCCTCAAGGTTAATCACAATTGTATTTCCGTCCTCTTCTTGCTCCATTGAGTGCCCCATTGCCATTGGCTCGGAAGGCATCATTTCGCCACACTCGCCTAAAAGCTCGTCAAGATCAATGCTTTCCAACATAGGAATTTTTTCCTCTTCTTCTTCGGCGCCCATTGCCATGGCCAATGCTTCTTCTGGGGCCTGCCCTCCTTCTTCACCCATCTCTCCTGCCATGGTTTGAAGCTGATCAAAAGAGATTGAAATTTCTTCGTCATCGTCCGGACAGGGGCATAGCTTAACCTCTGCATCCGCGGCAAATGGAATTCCTTCCTCTGGAAGAGTTTTCTCCTCTTCGGGCATTCCGCCCATCATAGGATCTCCTTCAGGCATTCCGCCCATCATGGGTGCCATTGGGTCCTCTTCGTCTTCTTCGGCGCCCAGCATGGTATCAACAGCTTCCCTAATGTCAGCAGAATACTTTTCCAAGATTGCCGACTCGGCACTTTTTAGCGCGGCTTCTTTGAGTTCTTGCGCGTCGATTATAGCTTGTTCCAATAAAGACATGTGTTTTTGATCCTTCAAAAAGTTTTATTCACAAATAAATAGTAACAGCGTTCGTAAAA